GTGATTAAGCAAATCCTCTTGCTCCGTGCGCCCAATCCAATCACCTACGTCAGGCGCGGCAATGCCTAATAAAGGTAAGCCATTTAATGGACGAGCAGGGTCTGACTCGCTAGATTTTACAAAGGCCAAAGCCGCCGCAATTTCTGGACTCCAATTTGACACCCCACGCAAATAACCACCCACCATGCGCTTAGGATTTAAGTCTTCCATGCGTGTTTTGGCCGTTGCCGCAGAATCATCATTAGACGCGTAAATAGCAATCGCGCCACGCTGTTCAACGCCATTACCCACTAAATCAAGGTGGTCACGAACAGCCAACAAAACGTCATCTTGCAAATATGGCACAACCAAAATTTGATGACCCGCCGCAAAAATAACATCTAATGCCGCTTGCATATCATCGGCGTTAGGGTGGGTTAATGCACTTACGTCAGGCGTGGCGGGAATACTTAAAGTGATGTTGGCAACATCACAACGGATAGATAAAGGTAATGATTCAGCAACCAAGCCCGCCGTTTCTAAAGTCAAGGTGAGCGTTGACCCTGAGGTATAAACAGCGGTCACAGGCGAGTCGTTATCATTATTAATCGCTGCTTCGATTTTTTCTAAAATAGTAGCCGCGTTATCATTTTGAGCAACAGCCAGCACGTAGCTATCACCCCCAATACTCAGATTGACCTTACCGCTCGATACGGCTGCCGAGGTTTCTTCGGCAAATGCTAAGGTGATATCAGCCTCGGCGGCGGCTGGCCACTCGCTATCGTCCAATAAAATCATTTGTACATTGGCATAGGGGTAGGCTTTGATACCCGCTTTGGCCATGCGATGTGCCAATGAGCCAAAACCACAACTCACACCCACTTGGTCGGCACTGTACACGTCAAATACGGTTAAGACGGGTTGTTGTGCGTCGGGGTGTTTTTGGGCAACCAATAAAATTCGCTGGTTGTTGGCAGGAAGTAATCGGTTTGCTGTTGCTGTGTTAAATTCCATATAAACCCCTGGCTTGCGGAGGTTGGCGGGAATTTCACTAAAAGTAATCGGGTTGGTCATTATTGACTCCTGCATAAGTGCATTTTTGGCAGCTTATACAAGAGTAAAAAGAGGGGTAAGGAGGAAGGGATTCCTGCGTTGTAAATCAGTTAAGAGAATCCAAAATTGGTTCTACTACTTTGTAATGTTAATTTTAGACCGTGATAATCTTGCCAAATTTCATAAGTCACGCCTGTTGTACCTGCATGTGTAAATCCGCAGCAAGGCAATACCGCGGACTCGCTAATACTGTTCGCCGTGACAGCAACAACGGTCGTACCATTAATTTTGACTAGCACTGTGTCGCTAGCCTGCGTGACCTCAATTTTGAATTTCGTGCCTTTTGATGCCATGACTCCAGTATCGACAAAAGTTCCGTTCGCTAAGCGTAGTCGCCAGTTCGCGCTATTTACATCCCACACGACTAGCGCAACTGCTCCAGTCAACCCGACATCTGATGGGTGGTTTGCAACGATTCCGACAAAATAATTGCCCGAAGTCGCGGGGGCTTCTGCTGTGACGGGTATGTAAATCTCTGTTGTAAAATTAATCGTGCTGTTTTGCTCTAAAAAGTTGAACAAAGTGCCTGCTGTCTTGTTCGGGCAGTTAGCACGATAATATCCACCGTTTGTTGAATCGAAAACCCGAATACCACCAATCCAGTTTAACGCCGCTGCGGATGCTGCCGAGACAGGAATTTCGTCAACTCCAGATACTGTTGCTGCATACGTTTTTGTAATTTCTACATTTAGAAAATCATCAAAAAATATCATGTGTTGAGAGTTCGACTGTACGCTTAAATTATCATTAATATTTTCACTTAATCCTAAATTTGTCAGAAACTGATTTTTTTGAATATCGGTTAGACTTTGACTTTGGTCATAACGTACACACGCACTGGCCGCCGCGCTGATTGCCCGCGCATTAGTAAAATATAAATTGCTTGAGCCTTCCACCAAAGCGTCTGTACTAGATAATGAAACACTATCACCGTTAGTTATCCAACCATCATCAACATCAAACCAGTAAAAAATAGCATCTGCACCTTCACCCGCATCAACCAAAGCATAACTGCCCACCGCCGCCGTAGGAAACGCGATATTAAGCGCGGATAGACTGGTATGCATCCCTTTAAAAAGAGGATTATAGTCTGCCACATCCAGTTTGTTATCTAACTCATCTTTTAAATACTTGGTACGATTAACCAGCCCCTGCATTGCGGAATTAAAACGCTGTATCCAGCCTGTTGCAAAACGAGGCAGGGCAGGGATGTTAAGCGTAAATAGGGACTGTTCAGTAAAGTTAGCCATGTTATCTTCCAGTCTTTAAAACAACTATTCTGCGCTAATAGAAAACAAGGCATCGACAATAGCTGAGTCTTCATCTTCATGTTGATTAGCGTCAATCAGTGCAAAGTTCTCAATTACACTTGATGTTGTCGCGCTTGAAATAAAGACTGACTCACCAATTTTGGATGCGGCAAAAAGAGTATGTTTGGCGATGGTTTTATCCCCGTCCCATACTTCATTTTTAACAAAAAACGTTTTTTGTGGCTGGAATTTACTCACAAACAAACTGACATCAATTTGATATTGACTAATCATTTTTGACTTCCCCAAAAGCCACAAAGGCGTTAAGTGCGATATTGGCAGTTTTTTGAGTAAACGTTAGACCTTGTCCTTCCTTGATAGTAAAGCTCACTGTCGTCGATAAAACAGAGCCGCCGCTTGGGTTTTGTGTATTGACTGATGCTTCAAAAATTTGCTCTGCGGCAGGAACAGTGTTAGTGGTCGCAGTATAGATTTTTGCTTGAGCAGCAACAGAAGAACCTATCGTTGTATTTTTGATACTTTTGTTGGCTTGAGTTGCAGAGAGTTCAGTAGATTGGGTGTTAATCTGATACGAAACAACACCTACAGCCCATGTTGCATTGCCGTAAACAACGAGAGTTACGCCGCTACCAACAGGGTTCCACAGTTGGTATTGATTATAAATCCCGCTCCCTGCGGCGGGTAATGTAAAGCCGTGGCATACAAAAACTGACTCGTCAGATAACGCCAATGCTAAAGAGGATGTGCCTTTTTGAGGGGCGGTAATGACAGGATTCTTATCACCCAAACTCACCAGCAAAACAGAATCACCCACAGACCGCGCCCACACAGGATTATTGGCTGTAAAGCTCAGCGGCAAATAATCATTTAAACGGTGGCCGTCTTCACTATTTTCTTCAGGTTCATCTTCGGCAACTAAATAAATGACCTCATAGCCACTGACACGCTGAAACAACACAGGCTCATTGGCCGCAGCAATTTGCTCCCATGCCGTTGTTAGCTGAATTTTATCGGTGCTTTGGTATCCCATGTTTGTTCCTATCATTCTTCAAATAAAAGGGTATCAGTAGCAACTGGCGTGTCACTATCGGCTGGCGAGTGGTAATCCATGCTCATGCTTAACAGCCAAGGCACATCGGCATCGTCATCGATACACACCACCAGCGACGTTTTGTATTCCTGCGCCAACACCGATACAGCCTGATTTTGTATGCGTGTATTAAAGAGCGTTGATATGCGTCCCATGTCAAAAGGAACAATTTGAAGCCCCAATGTTTTACCCAATAAGGCAAGCCGCACATCATTGAGTAATTGAAACGTACCCACTTCAACCAACTGCCCGCTAACAACAACACCATGACGAGTAGATTCTTCATTTCGTATAGACCTCGCACCGACTAAAACCACAAAATTTAAATCAATGTGCCACTTCTTTTTGGATGTACTCACAGGTCTTGGCATACCACCCGCAAACGTCACCCACACGGCTGGGTATCGACGAACAACAGCACCTAATGACTCAACGTCGTCAAACTCACCGCCGTATGTTGCTACCTCAGCAATATAAGGACGGTTTAGGGCAATGATTGCGTCTTTAATGCCTTGCTCGATGGCAACCAAATCAAACCCAGACATTAAAACGCGCCTCGCTCAAACACGCGGCCACCGCTAACCATGTGAACGGTATTAGCCGTTGTTGGCGCAACACCTGCGTTGTTTGGCATCCCGCCAAGCGTTACCTCACCTTTGCCAACCCGCGTTAAAAACTTCACCGCGTTGTTATAACGGGCAACAATGGGGTTGGTTTCGGTAGCAGCCGCACCCGTGAGGTAATAGCGCACCATGTCGGAAGCGAACTGGGTCAAAATAACGGGTACAGGCGTTAAAGGTGTGGCGTAACGACTGCCGATATAGCTGTCAATTTCGCCACTGACAGCAATAATTGCGTCATTTAATACCGTGTCGTTGATTTCGTTGATGAATGGCTCACGATCGGCGAGCGCGACAACTTCACGCTCGCCGAACTTGTTAACCATTGCTTCGCGGCTGGTGTACATGGCATATCCCCCAACCTCTCTTTTTAAAAGAGGCTAGATGTAGTTTTTACGCAACAGAACCGTCAGAGCCATAAGCCAACTGCCAAAAGCCATAACCACCAGCAGCACGCGCTTCAGCACCAAACTTGAATTTTTTACGATTAAATACATCGTCAGACGACATATCGGTTTGTTGCACAAAGGTTGGCTTTTTACGCTCTTGATAAATAAAAGGCTTAATCGCTTTGGTGGTGTCTAATAAAAACCATGCGTCATCACTTTCTAGGTTGTCACCAACAACCACTTTTGCCGTGTTTTTATAGATATTAGGCTTCCCATCTTCTAAACGGTCATTTGTCATTAATGCGACAGCAACGTCTTCTAAAGCTGCTGGCACGAGTAAAACATTGCCCTTAATTTTTAGAGACCGACCTTCTTCGCCTTTCATTTTGCGTAAAACAGTACGCGCCGCACCATAACTGGCTTGAGCCGCCGCCAAAGTCGAAATTGATAACTTTTTAGTGCCTTTGTTGGAGACTGTCGTTTTGCCAACTTTATGGTCAGCGGCAAAAAATGGTTTACCGTCATAACATTTGTTAACGAAGCCGTTATTAACTAAATCAAACACAATTTCGTCAGGCAATTGTTTGGCAGATTCACCCGCCATTTGGGCTTGAGGACGATAAATACCTAACTGGTCATCTTCAATGTGATTACGATCCACCTCAACAGTCGCTTCAAAATCTTCGTTTTCAATCGAATATTTAAAAGCCGCTAATGATTTAATGGTTTTTTCATCAGCCCATTTTTTCATTTGTGGGAAATTTGACAACCACGAATAATCATTGACGGCTGTGTTACTAGGCACAAGCATGGCAATTTCTTGCCACTGAGTTGGTGCGTCATCAAAGGCTTTGTTAAAAATGGTACTCATCGCAATAAATGCTTGAGCCAATACCGTTTTATTTACTAACATGGGTTAAAACTCCCGTTAAACTCTAATAAAAGCTATATAAATGTCGGGTTATTCAACCCATACACCGTCACTGTCAATGGCCAACACAATACCTGCCGCCGAGCGCGTCCCTGTACCGTCTGTTTTGGCAACCGTTTGGTTGTCAACGATGTAACAAAGCTGACCTAAGCTCGCCTGAGTCACGAGGTCTGCACTGTGATTAGCCCAACAAAACACTTGTTTACGGCGCACTTGTGCGGTCTTATCACCGTCATCACCCGCGCTGTTATCAACCGCTTCTTCAAAACGGCCAAGATAGGTTAAGTCATCGGCTGTGGTTGCCATTTCAACAAAACCATCGGCGTTCACAACGGCCATCGTGCCTGCCAGCACAGATACGCCAGCCGCCAACGCGCAGGAAAGAATCAAGCCGTCTTTATAAGGGGTATGACGGTCAGTAGTAATTGCGGTCATGTTCTATGTCCTATTATTTACTCAGGTGATGCGTAAGCGGTTTAAGCGGTTAAAGCAGCTTGTTGTGCTTTAAATTGCTCAGGCGTTAAACCAAACTGTGAACAAATAGCCAAAGCAGTGGCATCAAGACCAGCCGCAGGTAAATGTTGATTGGGTTTAATCACCGCACTTTGTTGTTGGCTTAACGCGGCAATGACAGGGCGGTTAGCAAGTAACTCTTTAGCTGCCGCCAAGTTGGTTTTAGCCATGCCGCGCAACCAGCTTTCTTCCGCAGGAAAAATACGCTTATCGTTTAAAGCAGCAGTAACAAGGGCTTCGCCTTCATCTGTTTGTGCTTGCTGGCTGAGTGCGGCTAATTGCGAGTGCAACGCGTCAACGACTTCAATCGGCACAAATTTGGTAGGGTCAGGTGTGCTGGCTTGTGACTGTTGACTCAACGCGGCTAGGGCTTGGTCTTTAGCCGTTAACAAAGCCACCAAATCAACACTGGCCGCTGCCATACCTTGCCCGCTTGAAAGCTGTGCAATCAGTTTTTGTAGCTGTGCTTTAATATCGTCAACCGTTGCACCAACGGGCATATTTAACATCCAGCGAAGCTGTTCTAAGAGTTCTTCCATTATGGAATCCTCGTTTGTAGAAGTTGAAGAAAATAACGAGAGGGCGGCAGTTGCTAAAACATCCGTTAAGCCATCCAGTGCGGGTACGTTGGTGAGTGCAGCGTGTAATACGGAATTAACCAACCCAGTCTTGGGGTGATACGAAAAAACAGGGCTGATATAGCGATATTCGTTATTACTAATCATTGACTGAGCGTTCGGAGTCCATGAACACAGCGCGTAAATACCATCTTCACGCCATTCAAAATCTTTCATCCATCCAGCGGCGGGAGCGGGCAATCCGTTTCCTGCCGCCTTGAGTGTTTGATGTTCGTAGTCAATCACTAAGGCATCTTGTTTTTGTTTTAATGCCGTAACAATTTGTTGTCCTCGTTCTGCTGTAAGCAACCATGCTTTACACTCAACGGGTTTTCCGTCACCTGTTTTGTCGCCAACGGGTCGTCCGTCCACCGCTTTAAATTCTCCAGCAGGCACAAT